GATACCAAATATAGATGCAGGTAAAATTACTTCAGGTACTTTTGCAGATGCAAGAATAGCATCATCTAATGTATCACAACACGCAACATCTTTTGACGATAATAAAATTGTTAATGATATTTCTACTTTAGCTATTAGACAAGCATCTAACGAAAACAAAGGTGCTTACAATACTAACTCAATGTATGTTGATGTATTCCAAGATAGCACTGGAATTACAAGTTTAACAAATGTTACAAATGTAGATGAATATCTTGCTAGTGTTTATGCACAAAATGAGAGTGGTGGAACACAAACTAATATGGGAGCAATAGGAGGTTGGCAATGGGATGGTAGCAATTTTGCTCATAACAGTACTCATTACATAGCTTATAATGTACAAAGTTGGAATCATTCTCTTTGGACAGGAAACTCAACACCTTTAACTGGAAACTATACAATACAATGGCAACAAGTAGCGAACAATAGAACTAACGAAGCTGATACAGATAATGCAAACATTCAAGTTGGAATTTATAATGGCAATATAACCTCTTGGACAGGTGGTAATTCTATTCATGGAAATAATAAATCAGATACTTTTTATGTTACAAACAATGGTGCAGTAAATTCTGGTAATCAACAATTAGTTTTTTTAAAAGGACAAACAAAACAAAATGACACTACAGTTGATTTAAGAGAACAATATTATTTACAATTAGTTAGAGATGCTTCGGCTGGAACATTAAAATTATATGGTCATGCTTCTAGTTCAAATCCTTATGCTAATAATGGTGTTTTATTACACAATTATAGTGGTTATAGTGGTTCAGCAGATAATGACCTTATAATAGGTGTTGGTTATAGTGGTGGAACTATTAATAATGGTACAGTAATAGTTAATAATGCTAGTATAAAAACAGGAATAACATCTTTAGCAGGTTCAACAATTAATAATGCAACTGGTAATTTTCAAAGCAACGCAATTACAGCATCATCAAGCACATCTAAAATGGGTGCTATTATTACTTACCAAGACCAAGTAGGAACAAACGCATTAAACACAGATATAGTTTTACAATTATCAGCAGACAATGGTTCTAATTTTACAACAGCTACAATGACAGCAATGCCAGACTTTGCTTCTGGTATTAAGATGGCTAAAGTAAATGACTTATCTGTGACAGCAGGAACACAATTAAAATATAAAATATCTTTTGCCAATCAATCTAATGGTTCTAAAGAAGCTAGAATAAGAGGTGTTTCACTTCAATACTAATGGCTAGAAAAAAGATAACACCAAAAGAGTTTAGCGAAGTCGCTACTGGTGTTAGACTTTCAAGCCATGAGAAACTTTGTGCTGAACGAATGAAAGTATTAAACGACAATATAAATGAATTAAGAAAAGAAGTTAAGAGTTTAAGAAATGATGTATCAACAGGTAAGGGTATGGTAAAAGTATTAGTATTTTTAGGTACAATTATCGGAACAATTATTGGTGTATTCCAATTTAAGTAAAATGATTGATAGATTTCTTTATAGTTTTTTTGGCTTTCTTGATAAAATTATAGAAAATATTGAAAACTTAGTTATATCAAAAAAGAAAAAGAGGAAAAAGTAATGTTTAAAATAACAGCAATACTATGTGTATTAGCAGTAAATGGACAAAACTTGTGTTTACAAGGTGATATACCTTTAACAATGCAATTAAAAAGTGAAGAACAGTGTGTAAATACTGTTACGGCTATTGGAATGTCAATCAATGAAGAATTTTTAGAAAGACAAATACTAATAGAAATGAAATGTGAAAAAATAGGAGAAGAAGTATGATGATATATGGAGAAACACCTACACAATGGAAAAACCATGTTGTAACAAAAATTAAAGATAACAAAAAAGTATGTATAGCTTTTGCTATATGGTCAATAATATTATGGTGGATATAAGATATGCCATTTGAAATGATAACAATGTTGGGCTCTACCGTTCTTGGTGGAGTTATGAGCATCTGGTCACAAAGTATTAAAGCAAAACAAGCAGAACAAAAAATGCTTATACAAAGAGCAGAAGTACAACAACAAGGTTTTAAAGAAGCTAGAGAATATGACAACAAAGGTTTTCAGTGGACTAGAAGAATTATAGCTTTAACTGCTGTCTTCGCTATTGTATTATTACCAAAATTAATGCCTGTATTCTCACCAGACACAAGTGTGATTGTAGGTTATTTAGAATTTAGACCGTCATTTTTCTTTATACCTGAAAAAGAAATAATGAAATGGGTAACACTATCTTCCAATAGTTTAGTTATTACACCTTTAGATACTAACTTAGTATCAGCTATCATAGGTTTATACTTTGGTGGCTCATTAGTTAAGAAGTAATTAATATGAAAATCTCACAAGACACAGCAGTAAGTATGCCTATTAAAAATATGATAGGTATTATAGCAGGTGTTGTTATGGGAGTGTTTGCATATACAGAAGTTACTGCAAGATTAACAAGTTTAGAAACGTCAAGAGAGTTGATGAACTCTGATTTACTTAAAAAGAGTGAACAAACTACTACTGATTCTGAACAATTCATGCTTTTAGAAGAGCTATATAAAACTGTAGAAAAATTACAAGTAACTCAAGAACAAAATATGACAAACAAAGTCAATATTGAGTTTACACAAAAACAATTAGAAAAAGCTCTTAATGATATTGAAGAATTAAAGGATAAGGTAAGAGCTAATGGAAAGAGTTACTAGAAAAATTGTTCAGTATATCAATGATATGCGTAAAAAAACAAAACAAATGGGTTTTATTAAAGACTTAAAAAAAGAAGTAGAGATAGGTGCTAATGGCACACAAAAATATATAATTAAAAAAGGTATTAACAAAGGTAAAATAACATGATTGAAATGGTTGTCGCTTTACTTATGATTGTTAATGGTGAAATTAAAGAACATAGAATACAAGATAGTATGTCAAAATGTTTAAAAGGTAAAAGAATTGCTATGCGTTCAAATACTGGTAACAATTTAGAATATCAATGTATTAAATCTAAAGCAGAAACAGAAATATACATGGGTGAAAAAAGTATTAAAACATTAATATTAAAATAACTTAGGAGCTCTATGGATAAAAGTCTTACAGACTTAATACAACCAAGCAAAGACGACATTATAGAAAACCAAAAAAAAGAAATAAACGAATTAAAAAAAGATAAAGAAAAACTACAACGAGAAGTTCAAAATGAACAACAATCTCGTCTCATGGAATATCACACACCCTAATTATGGCTAGAATAAATTTTAATCTTGTAGACTTACGAGATAAACCTAAGAAGAGAAAAGGAAGACATGCAAAAAGACCAAACAAAAGAAGCACCTTCAAAAAATACAACGGACAAGGTCGTTAGTATAGATGATATTGTTAAAGAATTACCAGAGTTATTAGTTAAACACGCATATACAAAATTAAAATCAGGAGAAGAGCTAACCGCTTCAGAAATGAAGGTATGTTTAGAAGTCTGTAAAACTTATAGTACAGATAATCTTAATAAAAAAACTGACAACATTTTAGATGACGTACCGTTTGATACAAATGGATAAACGAATTAAGAACTTTAAAAATTTTTTGTATTTATGTTGGAAACACTTAAATCTACCAGAACCAACACCTATACAATACGATATAGCAGACTATCTTCAGTCATCTGACAAGAGATTAGTTATAGAAGCCTTTAGAGGTGTGGGCAAATCATGGATTACTTCAGCATTTGTCTGTCATCAATTACTTCTAAACCCACAACGTAACATATTAGTTGTATCTGCTTCTAAAAGTAGGGCTGATGATTTCAGTACATTTACACAAAGGTTAATAGGTGAGATGCCTTTATTGTCTCATTTAATACCTAGAGATAACCAAAGACATTCAAAAATTAGTTTTGATGTAGCACCTGCGTTAGCATCACATGCACCAAGTGTTAAGTCTATGGGTATCACAGGACAACTTACAGGTTCACGTGCAGATTTAATTATTGCTGATGACGTAGAGTCTGCCAACAACTCACAAACGCAACTTATGCGTGATAGACTTGGTGAGACAGTAAAAGAATTTGATGCAATCATAAAACCAGAAGTAGGACGTATTATATTTCTAGGTACACCTCAAACAGAAATGTCATTATACAATGACCTAGAAGAAAGAGGTTTTAAAACTAGAATATGGACAGCACTATATCCTGATAAAAAACAAAGAATTGGTTATGGTCATAAACTGTCTGAAATGATTGTAGACACAAAAGAATTAGAAGGTAAACCTACAGACCCTAAAAGGTTTGATGAGGTAGACCTTATGGAAAGACTTTCAAGTTACGGTAAAAGTGGATTCAACTTACAGTTTATGTTAGACACTACTATGTCTGACGCTAACAGATACCCTCTTAAATTAAATGATTTAATTGTAGCATCTGGTTGTTCTACATGGAAGGAAGCTCCTGCTAAAATACAGTGGGCTAGTTCTCCTGAACAAATAAAAGCTATAGACCCTGAGTTACCTAATGTGGGACTCAAAGGTGACTATTACGTAGCACCTATGAATATGTCTAAAGAATTTACACCATTTGAGGGCACTATTATGTCTATTGACCCTAGTGGTCGTGGAGAGGACAAAACAGCGTATGCGGTGCTTAAAATGCTTCATGGAGTGCTATATTTGACCTCTGTAGGTGCATTAGATGGTGGCTATGATGAAGATACTCTGTATAGATTGTCTAATATAGCTAAGAAAAACAATGTAAACTATGTAGTTATTGAGAGTAACTTTGGTGACGGTATGGCAACACAGTTGTTAAAACCTATAATGGCTAAAGTACACCCATGCGAAATAGAAGAAGTAAGACATAATATACAAAAAGAGAAG